ATAGATGTAAGAAAACCCGCAGGGCAACTTAAAAGAAGCAGTCCAACAGCAGGTGGTGCTAATCCACGACTAACGCCTGTATTGGGTATAGTGAAAGACAATGTTGATCCTACACGCTCAGGTAGAATATTTGTTTATCTATCAGATAACAGCGGATTAGATCCTGAAAACAAAGATAACTGGCGTCCTGTTAGATTCTTAAGTCCTTTCTTTGGCTTTACACGCCCCGATGCAGGCGATACTGATCTAGGTACATACAAGACTAATCCAAGCAGTTATGGCATGTGGATGAGTCCACCTGATATCGGTACTACAGTATTATGTTTGTTCACAGACGGTGATATGAACTATGGCTTCTATGTTGGTTGTGTACCAGAGCCAGAAGCATTACAAATGGTTCCCGCTATCGGTGCAACAGATAATATTATACCTAATGAGGGTGAAGCACAAAGTTACGGCGGTGCGAAAAGATTACCAGTCACTAACATTAACACGAATAATAAAAACATAGCAGACAGTGCCGAATATTTGACAGCCGCTAAACCGGTACACAGTTACACAGCAGCTATCATGTTCCAACAGGGTATATTGCGTGATCCTATTCGTGGCCCCATTAGTTCAAGCAGTCAGCGTGAAACTCCTAGTAGAGTTGGTTGGGGCATAAGCACTCCAGGTAGACCTATATATGAAGGCGGCTTTGATGATAAAACAATTGCAGATAATTTAAAAGCTGACCAAGCAAAAAATCTTAGAGTTGTAGCACGAAGAGGCGGTCACAGTATTGTCATGGATGATGGTGACATCATAGGTCGTGATCAATTAGTACGAATCAGAACAGCACTTGGACATCAGATATTGATGAGTGACGATGGTCAAACATTGATGATACTTCATAGTAATGGTCAAAGCTACATTGAGTTGGGTAAAGAAGGTACTGTTGATGTATATAGCACAAACAGCGTAAACGTTAGAACTCAAGGTGATCTTAACTTACACGCCGACAATAATGTAAACATACACGCTACAAAAAACTTAAACATACAAGCTGAAAACATTCATGTAAACACTGAGAAAGAATATAAGCAAAGAGTGGGTAGTGATTATAGTAACTTTACAATGGGTAAACATTTAACTAAAGTTACTGGTGCTATGAGCATGGAAAGCGGCGGCGATATAAGCATGGCAAGTAGCGCAATTGCATATGTTAACGGCAGCAAAGTAAACTTGAATACAGGTCAAACATCAACAAAACCTGTAGAAGTGCCTGCTATAGAAAAAACATTACACACAGATACATTATTTGAAGATCAAAAAGGATTCATGGCTGCCCCGGCTAAACTAGTGAGTATCACAAGTAGAGCACCGGCACATGCGCCGTGGTCTAACGCAGGTCAAGGTGTAGATGTTAAGACCGATCTAGGCGCAAGCAGTCAATTACCAGCCAGCCCGGCAGCAAGTGTAGCAAACACTAACTCAGTAGCATCCGCCTCACTTACAAATCCCGTAGCGATCTCAACTGCCGCGTCTGCTCCTGCAACATCCGCCGTAAGTAAAGCTTTAGATGGCAAGACTGCACAAGCATTAACGGCAGCAGTAGCACAAAAAGCCGCTGCTGGTCCATTAGCTGCGGCGGCAACTCAAGGTACTGCATTGGCATCAACTCTTTCAGGAACACAAGTTGGTGTAGGTAAATTTGCATTGACACCAGCACAGTTAGAAAAAGCAGGTACTTTAAAACCAGGTGCAGGCGCGCTAGTAGCTAATTTAGCAGCCGCTACTGGTAATGTTGCTTCTAGCATGACCAACAACTTGTTTACTGGTCAGGCAGGGGCTCCAAATTTAGGTTCGTTAGTTAATAATGTGACCGCACAATCTGATGCAGTAGTCAAAAATCTACAATCAGCACAGACAGCATTACAAAATGCAGGTGCATTGACAGGCAATGAAACAGGAAGTCAATTAGGTGGTATGGTTATGAGCGCCGCAAACAATGGAGTCAGTGCTACATTGGGGGCAATTAAATCAGCCGGTGGATCGTTGTTAGGTGGAAAAGGATTTAATGCTTCGGGTGTAGATGGCGTGATGCAAGATATCGCATCTGGTAACTTTGCAGCAGGCGTGGGAGAAGGTGCATTAGGCGCATTATCAGGCATTAAAAATTCAGTTGACTCACTAGCTAAATCTCCGAGCTTGGCAGGAGTTATTGATCAGGCTAAAGGCATAAGTGCCGGTGCATTTAGTGCTATAGCAGCATCGTTTAAACCTATGCAAGCAGGAATACCGCAAAACTTATCGGCGTTGGCTAAAAAAGCTGCCGACACTACATTAGAATCAGCAGCATCAGACACAACTAATGCACTATCTCAGGCTACACAATCTTTATCTTCATTGGCAAAAAATGCTACACCAAGCTTGAATCTTGCAGGAATAGCATCAGGTGCATCAAGTTTAACAAACAACTTATCTGCTGGCGTGACTAAACTATTACCAAATGCCGGGTCTGTGGCCGGTAGCTTAATACAAGCAAGCAAATCACTCACATCGGTCACAGGTGGAAGCATAACACCAAATCTTGGTTCACTATCAAGTATCGCACAATCTGCTGGATCTGCGGCGACTGCTTTTGCAAGCAGTCCTACATTGACTAAAGGCTTGAGTAGCTTGTCTGCGGCAGCATCAACAGCAGCTACCGGATTACTGTCGTCAACATCAGCATCATTTGCTAGTGGATTGAACAGCTTGCCCGGTGGTATAGGAGCTACTGCAAGTGTCACTAATTTAGCTAAAGGCGCATTGCCTTCATTACCGGGCACAGGTGACCTCAAGAATGCCATATCAGGCACAGCTACTAATGCATTAAACGGCATAGGAAGTCAACTTAGCGGTGCTGCTGGCGGTCTACTAAGTAAAGTTTCGGGTGCAGCAGGAGGATTGACAGCCGCGCTAACAGCAGGACTTCCTTCAGGTGCCGCAAGTGAATTACAAAGCGCATTGGGTTCTATCGCAAGTGCTGGTTCAGGAATCAAGGTTCCTAGCATCGCATTGAATACTACAGATAGAGGAAGCATCAACGCCGCTGTAGTAAGTCAATTGGGAGACCCCGACATACCTGCACCAAACTTCGGTGAAGTTGATGAAGCGGCTAAGGGCAAAGTAGAAGAATTATCGAATCAGAAAACAGAATATATATTAGCCCAGGGTGAATTGATTGTAGCAAGCCTAAAAGCAGAAAATAATATGAGCGAGACATTGGACAAATATCTGACCGCACAACAAAATTTACCACCGGGTGATCCGCAGATAGAGATTGCTAAGGCGGCTTATGATGCTGCAATTGCCGAATACACTTCCTCACAAGATAAATTGAAGAAACTAGACGAACAATATCCTGCTATTGCACTAGCAGTATATGGTAATAGCACATCGGAAACAAATCAAAATACTACAAGTAATACAACTGTTTCTGTCGTGAACCGTACAGTGATACCGGGTTCAGGCTCTCAGGGATAACATAACTAAATACAATCATGCCTCAATATATTGGATTCAGCACGATTAATTCAAATAAACCCAAAACTACTAACGCACCTGTGGGTATAGATGGCGGTGTGGGTTCTATCGTTAATGCTATTAATACAGGAAAAAAGTTTAGATTAGTAGATGAAAATTTAGTAGTACAAGATTTTATCAATGCACTTAACATTCGTCAAGGTGAGAAAGTTGGTCAACCTGACTATGGAACCACATTGTGGGATTTTGTTTTTGAACCAAACACACCTGATGTTCAGTTTTCATTAGAAAACGAAATACGCAGAGTAGCTAGCCTTGATCCTAGATTGATTATTGATTTTGTCAGAGCATATCCGCAAGAAAATGGCATACTGATGGAAGTGCAACTAGCTATAGCACCATTCAACCAAGCACTGATGTTGAGCGTATTTTTCGATAGCAGTACCAACACAGCAGCTATGCAATAATCTTAAAAACCCGGTTTTTTAGGTTTGATAAATACTAGATCAGAGATAAACTATGGCTAAAAGTTCTAGACAATCAGCACTTTTCGGAGTAAACGACTGGAAAGCAATATATCA